ATCTGACCAATCCGATTCTAGTGGATTGCTTGGCCATCCTGCTTCTGAAATAGATTTAATCTTAAATTCTACAACTTCACCCGAAGTTATAGGAATGTCTAGCTGATTAAAGTTAACCTCTTGTCCATCTTCAACAGCACTATCAGACCAATAAAATTTACCTTCTTCGTTTCTTAGCCTAGCTCTAACCGGAGTTTCATATTCATTCCAATTACTAAATACTCCTGTTTTCTTATTGCCATTTTCGTCAAATGAAATTTGAGCAATTTCAGAAGTTTTTCCAGAAGTAGACAAGTATCTGTATTGAACTCTAAATTTTACAACTTCCTGTGGTATAGTCTCAGCCACTAATTTAGCCTCAGGTATAGACCAAAAACCTCTTATTCTATACTTAGGCTCTATCTTAGTTAGTTGAGAGTCAGATGCAGATGATTGAATCTGACTTACAATAGAACTGTATAATTTAGACTCAGATGCTCTTTCATTAATTAATGACGTTAATTCGTTTTTATCTCTGTCTCTTTCAATCGTCGATTTATACTTTTTAGTAGAAACTAATGATCTCTTTTTAGCAATAGTATCGTCTAATTTTTTAACGGTAGAGTCTGCACTTACCTTATCAGCTGTAAGTTTTTTAATCTTAAGAGCTGCGTCGTTTTCGGTCAAATGCTTATTAATCTGAACTACATTGAAGTTCTCTTCAAAAATTTCAGGAATATTAGGAGCAACTCCTAACGTTGACGGCGGTATTGGATCATCCTTAAGTGACTTGATAAATTGACCAAAGTCAGCAACGTTTTGACTATAATAATTAGCAAGCGTTGTTGTTTCACCCGAATCCATAGTCATAGTCAACTCATTAGAATAAACACCAGCGCCGGGTGACCAGTTTTCAGCAATGATCTTAGAATTAGGATCAATCGGCTTAAAGAAAACTATAAACCTTTCATCAAACCCTACATTTATCTCTATACTTACTTGAGTATCGTTTGCTTTATAGATTGAAAGAATGTCTACACCTATTTTAATAGCTTCATATCCTTCTACAATGTCCAACTCAACCTGTCTAGTTTCAGTGTAGATTGTTTTGACCTTATATTTAGTGCTTTTTCTAGAAGTATTAACTATTAACTCATCTCCGACCTTCATAAACTCAGTATCGTTTAAATCTTTATCAGAATCAGTATACGTTAGTTTATCTAAGGTGTATAGTTTTATTGTCTTTCTTGTTTCTTCACCTTCTACAATAATTGTCTTTTGAATTGTATCAATAGAAGTAACGTCAAATTTGCCATAATACAAAGTATTTCTGTATGGCATATCTCTAACTTCTTCATCAACATAAAACGGAATATTATCAAACGCTATTGCGTTAATTAAATTATTATGGCTAATATCATCTAACCCTTTATAATTTTCATCAAAGAATTGAGCAGCAAAATCAAAAGAACCATCAATAACTATTCTTTTAACCAAAACCCTTTCAGTATCTGTAGGGATTTGATTACTAACATCAAATGAGGTTGTTAGTAAAGGCGTTAAATAATCTTCAAAGAAGTTATTAGACTTTGTGTTAAACTCAAAGGGTCTATTAATGTTTGTAATATCAGAAGCCGGTGTTTTAAGGCTTGACTTTAAAATTCTTTGATAGCTTCCATCTGCTAGTCTAACTTTAGCAGTACCGTCGGTTAGACCAGAAAGAGCTTTAATGTTAAGATCTAATCTTTTTAACTCACGGTTCATATAACCAAACGCAGGAACATAGACGGTTTTAGTATTACCTTCTTCTGTTAAGATATCTAGTGGTACTGTTTCTCTATCTGAGATTACCGCTTCGTTTATGCGCTCGAAAGCATTTAGAGTATTAGTATTAATCTCTAAAAACTGCTTAATTATTGTAGAAAGTGAGTTGTTCGTATTCATCGTAAAATATCTACTTCGAAAATATAATTTATAGGGTCTATACAAGTGACTTCGAAGTATGGTTTATTAGAGATAAGCATAGAAGGTCTTATTACTTGTCCAACTATTTTATCAAAACCAGCTGCTTTATCAGTTCTAATATAAATATCACTTTCAGAAACGTTTAGTGTTTCAAATGTAATTTTTACAACTTGTCCTGTTTTCCAAGCTACTTTGCTGTCGTCAATGTATATATTCAAATCTGCATTTAGTTCAGGGTTATCAGAAGAATTACCTTCTAATTTATCAACTAGGCTAATTCTATTAGTATATCCTTTTAATGTAGCACATACTCCGAATTGAGCAGCTCCAGCGCCTGATTCTCCCGGGTTAAACGTATTAGTAGAGCTTAAAACTTCTCCTATTCTTTCACCTGTATTTATATCCCACTTAAATAACGGATTGTTATGATATCCGTAAACTGTGTTGTTTACTTTAATTCTATTAGGTACGCTCTTATCTACCTCTGTACCCATACCGTTGAATACTACGTCAGTATTGTACTGTAATTCAACAGGTACTGTACCATCTAATATTGTATTGAGTTTGGTATGTGCTTTTGTTATTAGTTTTAAAAGAGAATCTGAATCTTGTAACGCAATAGAAGCATTGTTAAAACTATTTTCTAAGTCATTAATTCTAGTTACTATCTCATCTCTTTCTTCTCCAGCTAACACTATTTTTTCTAAATCCTCAAGCCTATTAGCTAATCCTCCATATAGATTATTAGCTCTCAGTAATAGATCAGTTGCATGTTCAAGGGCTGTTGTAGTATCCAAGAACAAGTCCATTGAGAATGTTGTAAAATCATTAATATTAGTTTCAACACCTACGTTATCTAATGATGTGTTAAACTTTAAATTAAGTTTTAAAGAGAATGCGTTACCGTTAAGACCTGTAACTTCGTTTGGTTTAAACTTAAGCTGTTCGTGTATTTTAGAGCCTATACCGAAGTTACCTCCAATATTATCTAAAATTAATATACCGTATAAGTTTGTAGCTCTATTTACCGGGGTAGATGTGCTAAATAAATCATAGTAAACTAAAACAGCATTAAATCTAAAGTCTTGGCCCTTTTTAGCATAATCATTTAATGTACTAACTTTAGTATCGCTAGATATTCCATGATATGATAACGGTTCAAAATCGATGTGTACGCTATCGGTTGCATTTGTATTTACATCATAGTAAGGTCCTCCTGCATTTGAACCAACGTCAATTATAGAATCTAACGTTAAATTAGGATCGGGATGCGATTGACCTCCTCTACCAGATAATGTATTTTCAGCATACATTTTAGTAGCTGTTGTATTATAATCTCTAGGACTAAATAAAACAGTTGGAGTATTTCCTACTGCAGACGGTACATTGATGTAGACTTCATGATAAGTATTACCCTTATATGCTATATCGTTTTCTGCATCAATTGAACCTAAATATTTAACTACTCTTTCATAGTCTTGACCTGTATTGTTAGCATCTAGCGATTCAGTATAGTGTGTTCCTGAAGTAGATTCAGATGAATCGCTTGTTTTAAAGCGAATAGCTCCTAAACCAGATAGCCATTTAAAAAATATCTTTTCAGCATCTGATTGTAATAAAACCGGATCATGATCATCGTCTTGTAAAAGAAGTTCTTCTAAGTTTAATACGTAGCTTTGAAAAGATTGTGCAAATTCTACGTTAGCTTCAGAATCGGCTAAGTATTGACTTCCTGAAGCAGCTACTTGATTAGTTAAATTAATAGTATTTAAGCCATTAACAGGTGTCGTAAAATCCGGTAAGTCTAGCAAAGCAAATTTACTAAACTCAAATTTGATATCTGGATTATTAAACGCACGAGTTATATCCTTTGCTGCTGAAGCAAAAGCATACATAGTGCCACCTTGTGGCTGTGGTATCCTAATTAGAGATGTCGCCATTTAGGTTAGTTTTAATTAAAGCGTTATTGATGCTCCAACGTGCGATATGATGTACCATTTTTGGCCAACATATCTTAATGTAACAGTTGAATTAATATTATCTAAAGACAGTGATTGTGCACCTAAGCTACCTGCTCCGTTTATTGATATAGAACTAGATGCTTCATTTACTATAGTAATTTCTTGACCTTCTAGTCCAGCTTGCAAAGTAAAATCACCTCCAACAATATATGTCGTATATTCTCCCGTTGTTGGATCTATAGAGCCTGTGTTTAATGGACTTGCGGCAGTACCGCTAGTACCATTTTTAAGTATTCTACCTCCTATAGTCACTTCTTTATCAAGTTGTGCGCTAACTCCTATTTGAAAAACATTAGCGTTAGCTTCAGTAATTAGAGTACCTCCATTTTGAATAGTGATAGCCTCTGTTTGAACACTACTTAAGTTAGTTATAGTAGATGTTGTTGTGTCTAGCAGTGTAGTAACATCTGCAAGTTCGTTATTTAACGAAGAGAAGTTACCATTAATAGTAATTCTAGACGAAGATAGGGAATCAGTTCCCAAGATTTCAGTAATATTAGCCATTTTTACTTTATTTTACTTTTAGCATATTTCTTTCGATAGAGTTTATGTTACCATTTGTATCTTCCACGTCCAGTTTTATGTTATAATAACCTGGGTGTTGAAAGATGTATGTTAACCACATATCATCATAGTATATATCATCCTCTTTCGAGCTAATGCTATTGTTTATTGTCCAAGTGTGTTTTTTAACACCTGGCATTTTAGTTATATCAGAAGATATAGTCAAATGAGTTGATCTTTCTACTTCAGCAAAGTCTCTAAATACTCTAACATTATCAAAAGTAGGATTATTGTGTTCGCAATGTAATTTACCATGTATCGCATTAACTATATTAATGCCGTTCGTATTTGTAACATATACGTCATCAAAATCATTAGACCTGGAATAATTTTTACCAACTGCTAAAATATTAGCAGCTAAAATATTTTGTAAAGGTATATCATCTTGATCATCCTGTGCTGGTCCGCCGCCGTCTGCAACGTTTCCATCACCGTCTCCGTCAACTGGAAGCCATTCACCTGTATAATTAAATGAGCCGTCTCCGTTAGCGTCTACATATATAATGTTGTAATTAAATTTACTAATAATTAAATCGCTGGAAGAATTAAGTTCATTTGTTATTTGTTGCCAAGCTGCTAAATCTTGAGGACCAGTTGGTGTAACAGATGATGTATATTCTCCTATTAAAACTTCTTTTGATGTTGGATCGGTATGTATTATATTTAATGTAGTTCCGGCATCTAGTTCCATGATTTTGAAAGAAGCGGTAAGGTCCATGCCAACTTCAGTAGCATTCCACCAATTATGTTTACCATCATTCCATCTAAATGAACAGTTATCCCATTGATATGGACCAGGAGTTTTAGAATAACCGGTTTCTGAATATATGTCTAAATATCTTCTAACCATAGAAGTGTTTACGCTATGTGAATCATCATGTAAATAATTAGCTCTGTCCATACTCAAGTAAAACGTAGATAAAATATCGCTAGTATATTGAGAGTTATTTAATGGCATTTCCCAAACTCCACCCGTAGAATCCCAATCATAATCATTATTCATCCACTTCATCTCATCCATCCACTTATATAGTCCATATATTTCAACATCCTTTAATTTAACGTCTATTTCTTCTGGTCTATACTCATAAGATCTATGTCCAAAAAGATCATATGTTCTCATTTCAACACTATATTTACCATTATATGGTAATGCAAGCGGAAAAACTAAGAAGTCATCTATAGGTCCTCTAAATGCTTTATCATATCCTCTAGGACCTTTAATTACCCATTCTATTTCATAAACCCATCGCTTCCACCAATCTTTCCAAGTAATTAATAAACTACCATTAGGATCAATCGCATCATTCCAGTTAAATTCAGCATCATCCCACATATATGTAAATGTTTCAGAACCGTCTAGTGTTATTGGGCAACCAACTGGTATATCTTGGTTAAACGTGTCTAAAGGTTTATTAAGATATTCTTTGTAAAATGATTTATGCTGATCTCTTAAAATAGAAATAAGACCATGCGTTACCACTTCTCCGTTAGCATCTCTTATATCTCCACTTAAATCTCCATATCCATCAAATGATACATTTAATAGCGTATTATATTCATCAGTTAACGAAATATCGTTTTCGTCATATATGTTTTTAAGAACTAATGCAAAATCTTCAACATATAAATTTCTGTCTTTAGGCAAGACATCGAATTTTATGTCGTGTCCCTCGCTAAAGAAAGCAATTGTATTTTGGTTGTTCCAAAAGTTCATGCTTTTTTGTGCAAAGAAGTCACCTTCTCCGGTTATATCAACTATCTTGGCGTTAAGTGGCAAGTACTCTCTTTGCAACTTATCCTTTAAGCCGTATAACTTTATAAGAACTTCCTCTGGCGTAAAGTCGAACACCTCATCAACTTCTGGGATGTCCCAGTAATCAAAATCACCGTTAGGTACGTTTATCTTGTATACTAAGCTAAAACGACTAGTTTTCTTTAATGTACTAGAGGGCAATTGGATTGACATTGCTTTTCTCTGTATCTCACCATATTTTGAAGAGTTAGGCACTGGAATTGCTTTTAGTTTTCCGAATCTATCACTAGAATCGTCAATGTTCATCCAATATTCCTTAAGTGTAATATTATTATAGCCAAAGAAATCAATAGCGTTTAATATAGCTTTATATGTTCCAACAAACGGTTTAATATCGTGTAACTCTAAAAGTAACTCTTTTCTTTTTCTATTTAAGAGTATATGGTCAGGCGCCATCTCTGAAATGTCATGATCTTTAAATAATAAGAAATCAGTATCTTCTAACCTAGCGCCTAAGTTGCCTAAAAGCACTTTAAGTCTTTCATCCTCGGCCTCTACTTCACCATAAAATTTAATTTCAGCAATAATATTTTCAAATATAGAATTTTTTTCGTATATTTGTAATGTACGATGATGGCGGCCTTCATCTAGCGACATTAATGCTATATTAACGCTTATTGCTGAATTATTAAGATCTTCAACTTCTTTATATCCGTTATCGTTTAGATCTAAATCTGCATCAATGATGTTAATAACATTTCCTAAAGATTCGTTAAATATAACGCCACCTGGGGAAAAATAGTATAACGTATCAGGTGCATCGAGTGGAACTGTGAATGTTAAAATTCCATTTGATCCTGGATTTCCAGTATATTCTACACCGTTGGTGTATGTATCAGCCGCAACGCCTTGGGAAGTTTCACCATCTTCAACCTCAGAGAACGCCATAATATATTGTAAATTAGTCAAATCACTTTGATCAAAAATATAAGTGAATCCTCTTTTAAGAGTTAATTCAGGTGCAAATATTCCATCGGCAGCGGCTCCATCTCCTGTAAAATCTAACTTAAAGTTAATGCCATCGTCAAGCGCCGTACTTACAAAGAAATAAGTTTCTACTTGTTCGTTATCAGTAATATCAATTAAATCAAACGATTGATTTTTCTTTTGATCAATATTAATAATACCATTTTCAAGCTTAGTACCATACATGATAATATCTTTCGAAGTATCGAAGTCATTAAGCCATTTAAACTCTAAAGTACTACCATATGGAAAATTAGAAGTAGGATAATTTAACCATATTTGATCATCTTTTTCTACCTCTTCGAGCATAAATAAGTTTACAGTTTCATATAGACCCGACGAAACAGGGTCTATATGAATTGTACCTTTATAAACTCCATTTTCATCTTGAGTAAAATTGAGGTCGTGTTCAGTACCTCTAAAAAATCTGAGTTTCTGAAACATTATCGTATATTAGTATCGTCTTTTTTAATAGTATAGTTCTTATAACCCTGTAGCGTTTTTATAGATTTAATTACTCTGTAAAAAAAGTCATTTAAAAATACTAAGAATGTATAGATTATATCATTTCTTTGAATATGCTGAGATAAATTATCATTAAATAACTTATCGCTATATTTGTATCCTAGGTTAAGTCTTTTATCCTTTCTAGTTTTCTTATAGTCATATAACTTTACAAGCTTATATTTAAATAAATCTTGGAATAAATTCATGATGATCTTCTAACTATTGATTTTCTATCAGTTGCCTGCAATCTAGTGTAAACCGTTCTAGGCACGGGCACATCGTCAAACGTAACGGTCAATGCAGCATCTTCATTAATTGCAGGAATATCCATAACTGTTTCGCCTTCTCTGTCTAACCAACCTCCTCTAAATATTGCAACTTCTTCTTTTTCCATTATAATATCACCATACTCATCTAAACCTGCAACATCAGCGGGTATAGGATCTCCAGAATTAATATTAACCAATGATTTTTCTTCTATCTTTTTAAAGAATACAAATTTTTGTTTTCCATTTCCTATGTCTTCTAAAACAACAGGCTGACTTGGAACTACTTTTGTTGTAATAGATTCATAGTAACCAAGTCTTCTTGCCTTCTCTTCAGTTTCAGATATAAATGTCACATTTACAGCATCAACGCCTTCAACTTCTTCTAATATATAAATGATGTCGGACTTAGGTAGTTTATCTCTTCTAGTTACATTAAGTAGATAATTAGAAACAACTCCTCTTATATCGTTAAATATATCTTCCTTTCTAAAACCTTCGAAATATCTAATAGATATATCCATAGAATAATATCTAGCTTTAGGCTCTACAAATTTAACTTCTGTAGTAACCATTTGTTGACCAGACTCTTGTAAAACGCCAGCCATAGCCGAATATTCATTGGTATCGAAGAACATCTCATTAATAGGCAACGAGAAATAATCCATATTTTTAGCTAACTTTTTCTTAACATCTGGAATAGCAAAAATATAAATAACGTTATCGTCGTCTAAATACTCATCATCTACTGTATTATACGCATCTATATATGAGAATATACCATATCTACTTAGAAAGTATTCGTAATGATCTGGTGTTGCTAGTACAAAGCTTTTTGAAGCCATTGGCGCAATTAATTTGGTAAACTCTGTTGATTCTCTTTCTCCTCCCATCTTAGGAGAAGATGTAACATTAGCTTGTAAAAATTTGTTTAAGTCATATGAGTTACCTAAAGCATCAGAACCTTCATCAACCCACTTAAATGTTAATTCAGTTGCGTCATCTAAGTTGCCTTTAGCGCCATCGTGTTTAATGTATTCTATTTCTATAGAAGACCCTGTCACTGGTATCATTCCAAAATTATTATTTCCAAAATAAACATCTAATCCGCCGCCGATGCCCGTTTTAATGATATATCCTTTATCAGAAGGTAACATATCATATAAAGAACTAAACTTAGTCCAAAGTTCTCCGTTTACAGATACTGAGACTAAGTTATGATCTGTAAGGCCACCTGGTTGTATATTAAAAGATTGAAGTTTTTCCCCAGTGCCGGTTACTGTTTGTGATTCTATTTTACCTTGTATAATTGAAGCAGTAAACGTACTGTTGTTAGTTTTTTCTATTCTAAATTGATCTTTATTGGTTCTAATCATATAACTTAAACCATTTGCATCAAATTTAATTTCAGTATTAGCCGGTATGTTTATAGCATCACCTGCTACTTTACTTAAATCAACACCAGCGGCCCATCTAAATGTAATCTCTCCAAAAGCAGCAAAGCCTCTAGTTGGATCATGTCCTGCAATTCTAGAAAGACCATAAATAGATTCAGGCTGTTGAGCAGTATATATGTTTTGTTCAACTGTAGCGTCTTCTACATAGAACAATAGCATTTCTCCAATTTCACCCATAACCTCGAGGATTTGTGAAAATGGAGATGCAGTAGTAAATAAAGTTCCAGCTCTGCTATAAACCCTTCCAATATACGTTTTCGCATCGGTTATAATATCTGAAGCTACAGCTCTAGTTGTATTTAAAAATTTAAACTCTGCCATTTTATGGTTATTTGTTTAGTTGATGTAAACTTGTAATAAGTATTTAGAGTCTATTGTTATATCTATATATGCAATATCTCTAACTGTACCTTTTACGAAATTTACTTCTGCCGATACTCTATATTTTTTTGCTAAAGGGCAATAAGCGTTGATTTGTTGGTCTACTCTTTCTTTAATCTGATAATTATTATAATTTAAAGAATATACTAAATCTTCTAAATTACATCCAAAATTAGGCTTACCTAAAACTTCACGCTTATTAGTAAATAGTACAGTTTCTATTTGTGTAATAAGCTGTGCAATTTCTCCATTACTATGAACCTTAAGCGGGTCAAAATTAGGATCACCTATTGTTTTAATGTAAAGTTCCATCTAGTATCTATTCAACTTTCTTTTATTATGAGTGCATCATCCAATCTACACCTTCATCTCCTTTAATTTCTTCTATTACTTCGGACAACTCTTCGTCTCCCATAGACTTAATTTCAGAGTAGTCAAATTCAACATTACCAGGTAAAGAAAACTTAAATACTCCTAATTTAGCACCTAATGACTGTTTGACTTTAGCCGAAACATATCTAAAGAAAATTTCATCTGAGTACAAAGCACAATCAGGTATAGTTTCGTATACTTCTAAAACAACATCTCCTTTAGGGGTATCTCCCATAAATTTAAGTTCTCCTGTTAATTGTGAGTAATGAAACGATATTGGATTCTCCATGATTTGTCTAGAAAGATCTACTAAAGATTGGTTAATTACATAATATTGTAATTCTTCTGCGCCTCTAGCTCCTCCGTCACCGTCATATACGTTTCTAAATAACATACGTTCAAGCGCAAAATCAGCCCCACTTTCAAATCTCAAATCCATTCCACTTCCAGGTGAATTCCAGCCGCTCGCTAAATCGTAAAGACCATAAACAGAATAAACCATTCCACCGCCATCTATGCTAGCATCTGGTAAATGAAGAGCCCTGTGTTGTTTAAAATACGTAGTATCAAAAACCGAAACAGGAATTCTATAATAGTTTTCTTTTACGGAATACTCATAATTTTTATAGAACCACTTTTTAGCTCTTTTCATAATATTGAGAACTTCTTTCTTAGGCAAATTTATAGGAATCATACATGCACCTGTTAACTCATCTGCGATCTCATCTAAAAACAAGTTTTCACACTCATTACTAAATTCTCTCGGAGTCCCTAAGCTTTCATTATTTCCGCTTCTAATTTCGCTCATCTTACGATTTTATTTTTTTACTTACTACTATTTCTACATCTTCAAATCTAGCATTATCACTCATCATGCCTTCTCTAAAGATACCGCCTATCATTTTACCTTTAAAAACACCGTCCCTGCCAAATACATAACTATTAGTAAGATTGCAACTACCATGTACATAGCATGATTCTATCTTTGATTCTTTAACCTCAGTATTTTGATATAAATCACACCTTAATAACATAGAACCTTCTACTTTACAGCCAAAAAGATTTGATTTTTCAATATTACCCCTAATGTCGCAGTCTATAAAGTCATAGCCTTCTAAACCAAAACACACTGGAAATTTACCGTCTTTGATTTGTATATGTCCTATGTCTGAATCATAATTAACAATACCTTCAGTCATGCCTCCTTGTGTTATAAGATTCATAACTTTATGCTTCATACGATCCCAATACATATCTATAGTCTCTCCATGGTCTTTAAGATCTACTAAAATTTCTATTTTAGACCAATTTTTGTTTACATTCCTAAAGTCTTTGAGTGAATCAGCAATTGGTTCGTTCTTGTGCAAAATACGACGAAGTTCTAGCTTATTTTCTTCTGTAAAATCAGGATTATTACAAGACTTCCACATTTGATAAATAAACATCTCCCATAAATAGAAAATAGATTCTTGTTTATTTTCATAATCTTTACCACCTAAATACCTAAACTCAAGATAATTCTTAAGCTTTTTCTCAAAGTTTACCCCGTAATACTTAGTGTTCGGGAAATTGTAGTTATGCACAGAAGTATTTGCAAAATTAAAGTAAAACGCGTCAACTTTTGGCATGACCCATTTAATACTTTTAGCATAAACTGAAGCTTCTCTGTCTGGAAAAAGCTTATAGACTTGTTTTTCGTTAAAATCTAGAATAAATTTAAGAGTATTCATTCTAGAAATCATATTCTTTTCTTCTAAGAAATCTTTATCAAACGAAATATTTAAATGAATACCTGATCTTTCAGTTGTATAACCGTTTTTTCTAATCCAACCTAAGACTTTAATCATTAAGATTCTAGCATTTCTATAAGGCATAGCACCCGTTACTAGCTCCATAAGTCCTTTACCACCTGACATGTCAGGTTCTATCTTGAACTCTTTGGCAGTTGGTTCAAAATCAGAGTGTGCTTTGTCTTCTATCTTAATAGAGCGGCCTAAAAGATCCTCCAATTGCTTGGTAGTTTCTTTTAGGCCCAATTTTGAGTAAAACTCAAACTCTACTCCGCAAAGAGAAGCGTTAAGTATCTCTGCTCTATTAGAATTTTTATGAAGTTTGTTCATGTAGACCGATATAACTTTCTTTTAGTATATATCAATCTTAATATGTCATGATATTATGATGGTAGCTTAAGAAAAACTTTTCTAGTCTCTGCGTCTATTCTGGTTATTTGAACAGTGATGTCATCTCCGTTCTTAAACACCTTAATTAAATCTTCGCCAACTTCACTAATATGTAGTAGACCGACTATACCTTCTTCAAGCGTTACAAAAATACCATAATCTTTAACTGCTTTAACCTTTGCCTTAACAGTGCTTGGAACTTTATATCTTTCATTGATATTAATCCATGGATTTGCTTCTTCTAAAGTCTTTTGTGTCAAAGTGATTTTAGTATTAGAAACAATTTCTTTAATTAAGAATTCTACTTCTTCACCTGGTTTAATACTTTGTGACTTATGTCTTTTAAAAGTTTCCTGATCTAGATCATTCACGTGGATCATGCCGGTTAAACAAGTATTAAACTCACAGAATACGCCATATTTAGCAGTTCCAGTAACCGTACCAGTAACTCTTTCAGTGATATTCTCGCGTAGTTTAGATATTTCAACAGGTATCATAGCCTGTAAATACTTTCTATGCGAGACCACTAGTGTGCCGCGTTCCTGTGAGAACGATACCGGCACAACATACATTTCTGTACCAACAATTGATTCAAAATTATGCAATTTATTTATACCAGCTAAAGAACCTGGCATAAAGCAATCTACACCTTGAACATTAACAACATATCCTCCAGCAGAGATCATTTCTTTAACAACTCCAGTCCATGCTGTGTCTGCAGAATCAATACCGGCTCTTAGATCTTTAAAGATACGTTGCTTCATTCCACCTGAAATAGTTCCAGTAATATGAGCTCGAGTATCGTCATTTGTACCTTCAGTAATCAAAACCGAAACTTCTTCGCCTGGCGTAACATTCCTGTATTGAGGATCTTCTTTAGAAAGATGAATAAACACAAGTTGTCTATAATTAACGTCGATTGTAGCAAACTTTTCATTTACACCATAAACTTTACCGTCGTAGATTTCTCCTACTTTAAGTTTATGTACAAATTCATTTTCTTTATGCACATTTACAAGTTGGTCATAAAAGTCCTGAGCGTATGGCTCTCTAGAAAAAACTTTATCTCCTTCTTGTGTTTTAATATGAGGATTAGGTTTTCTCATTTTAGTTGGACATGTTGCACCATATCCGTCCCAATCAAACTCACCATTGTCTAAAGTCCACTTATCTCTTTCATTCTCGATTTTAACCTCGGTCTTTTCAGACTGTGTTGACTCTGTTTGAGTTACTTCAACTCCCTCGATGGACTTGCTTTGAATTCTAGTCCTTTTGTTTTTTTGTGTCATCTATTTTTATATTAAAGGTGTAACATATTATATATCTACTAAACTTTGATTCCTTTCCACGGAACTGGTGTAGGTATTAAAACCAAGCCGGCTGGCACTAAGCCAATATATATGCCGCTTATGGTTGCAAGGTGATCCTCAAATCCTTTTATCATGTCATCTAACATATTAGAAAGAGCAGCATTAAAGTCCCTTTCGTTATCATATTTAGAAAAAGCATTCTTAAATCCCCTTATTATAGGTCTAGGACTTCCAGGAAAAAGAACTAAAGTACCAGGCGAAGGTGCAGTATATAAAGGCGTTGCTGGCATAGGAACCGGTAAGAATGATCCGGGCGTTAAGGCTACTGACCAATATGCAATTACCGCTGCTCCAATAGGTAACATAAGTACATTAGATGGTTTAGCTCCTTTTTTATGCATAGACATAAGCGCTGCTAATATAGCTGCAAATATTAATTCTTTTGCACTATTCATACCGCTATTATACAACGCCGGGTTTATAGGTCTAGCAGTGGCACCGCTTTGTTGAAGAGCAGTGGCAATAGCTAAATGATATTCGTCCGTTATTTTTCTAGCTATTTTAGTTAGCTCGGCATCTATATCTAAAACTTCTATTGTTTCTCCTAAATTATTAGGGTCCTCTTGTTCTATAGTAGGTGTTGGTAAATCAGACTCTTTAGTGTTTAAAAAAAAAGAAGTCATATTTGTTTTAAAGATTTCAAATGACATTATAGTATGGTATCAACGTTAAATTTAGCTTCATAATCTTCAAAAACCTTGAAGTAAGTTTTAATTATAGTCTTATTACTAAACTCCTCTATTTCATATCTAGCTACTTCTCCGCTTTCTACCATCTCATCTAACTCTTGAATTCTTTCAGCTAACATTTCTTCTCTAGCATTTTCATCACTTGGTAAGTCACCTGACTTTTCTACAGTATATGTTATACCCTCTGGTGAAGTTTCAGTAGCCATAACTTGATTACCATGTAAAAGTATATCTTCCTCGTACTCCTCTCCGGTTATTTTTTTACCATAGACGTAAACTACGAAATCTTCAACATATTGTTTACATCTCTTTTCTAATCTTTCAAAATTAAAAGTTACTTGATTATCTGATCCTTTGGTTCTAATAGGTCTTTTAGCAGGATTTGAATTACTTAAACCTAAAAGCATTTCATATAATGTACGACTCTCGTTACTATACCCTGCAATCACCTTTTCAATAACTATATTATCAAATTGCTCTGGTATTACATCATATGTCAGTTGTTCTATTGTCTTTTTTCTACCAGAAAAGATAAAATTTAATTCAGCAGCAGACATTTCTGCATCTTTACTTCCAAAATGGCTTCTTAGCTTTTCTTTAAATTCAGAAAAATCGTGATCACCTACAAATTTAAATGTTTTACCGTCAGCTTTTAGATCTCTACTTAATAAATCTTGACATGCGTCTATTAGACGTTCAGAAATAACTCGTCTTCGATCGCCACTATTTAAGACATACGATTCACCATATTGATTAGTTAATTGTTCGAGTGTCATGTCGTATTATTTTTGCTGGATAAAACCTGGCCCGTTATTAATATCTATTTGCTGTTTCAAATTAAACATAGCTGGTAGTTGAGGAGGTAAAGGAGGACCAGAAGGACCTACACCCGTTGGATGAGTATGGCCGTTAAACTGAGTTATAATCTCCGATAATAACTTAGCTAAAGTTTGACCTTTAACNGCNGGNTCATCTNTATTAGTTCCATCNNTAGCGATGTATATCTCATTAGAATTAAGAAATATTTGACCTTCTGGAGAGAATCTAATCATAGGCTGAGAAGTTTGAGAATCTCCAGTAGTCATGACTAAACCATCTTCTGGAGACCAATAAATTCTCACGTTTCTATCAGGATTAGCATCATAAACTAAGGATATAACATTATA